TCCGGCAGGTATTTTAATGCTTTCCCTTGCGCTGATGTGATGCTGAAGCGATCACCATTAAGCGCATACCATTTTTTCGGCAATTGCGTCGCCCGGAACGGAAAATGCCCCAGTGAGCCGACAAAAATCTCATTAAATCCTGAGACAAAATTAATCGGAATTTCACCGTCGGTCATGATGCCATCGGGGGTAAACTGAACAATTTTAAAATCATCTTCGACCCTTCTAAATTCAAGGTAGCCACCATGAGAAACACGGATATAGTGAGTTTTAGGGGAGTTGAAGATCCGTGTCGCTCCGGATGAATCGAATATCTCTGCGTCGGCTTTCTTGTTGGCTAGATCAGTCACCGCTTTCTGGCTCATCACGGTGATGGTTGAATTGCCCGTTCCTTGTGCTATTAAACCGAGGTTTTTCACAAACTCATTTTTGTTGGGGATGTCCGCCCCATTCTTCGATTTTTCGAGCGCATTATTCGCGCTTTGGTTGGCCTTGGCCGCCAAGTCATGCGCCGTTTTCACCGCTCTGGGTGTGGCAGCCTGTGTTTCGCTGTAGCTGTCCACGGCGTTGCTTAACATCACAAAGCCTTTTTCTCTTAGCGTGGCATCCGGATGGCGGCGGCTTTTCTCATGCTCACTTATCGCCTGTTTCACCAACGCATCGGCATATTCCCGCGTTGCCAGCACCACCGACGGGTCAATTTTCAACGTCACGGCTTCGGTGTGGCTGACGATCAACACCATGCGGAGGGTTTGCGTCCGTCCTGAGCCTTCCTGTAACTGCGGCTTATAGGTCTCCGCGCAGTTGCCCACCGCAATCAAAATGCCGTCTTTGTCAAATAGGCCGATTTCCCGTATCCACCAACCGCCTTCGCTTTCCGGTATCACCTGTTCGGCAATAATCTGGTGGGTGTTCTTGGGGTCAACACTCAAAACGTTAATGGCCGCCCGGCGGCATTCGTTCACCAGCTTGGTTTGGTTGGTGTCCGGTGTGGGCAAGGTGCCGCCACCATCCCCCACGGCCATGTGGGTGATGTCCAGTTTGGTGCCCAACGCGGCGGCATTCGCCAGTTTGTCCGCCCCTAACTGCGTCAGCAGGGCGAAGTATTTTGTTGTCATGGGGTGATCCTCAAGTCGTCAATTACATGTACCGCCGCGCCGACCATGTCAGCACCGGAGACGGTGATTGCTTGGGGTAAATAGGGGTATACGGTCAATATATCCCCGTCGTAGCCGGTGACGGCGCAATAGGCCGAGCCGCCCGTTTCCAATTGAATGGACAGCCCAATCAAATGGCGGGACGCAGGCTTGGCGTCAAAAATCAGCCGCTCTAATTCAAAGTAGGTTTCGTGGGTAATGCCGGTTTCCATCACACCGATATCCAGCCGAAAGGTGCCGGGCGGATCTTGGTTCTGCCACCATTCCGTCACCCGAATTAAGTAACCGAACGGCTCAACCACACGACGAATGGCGCCAATGGTGCCCTTGTGCTTGTGCACAAACATCGCCACCTTGATGGCTTCGCGCTTGGTGCTTTCCGACCAGTCCATGTCCCAGCGGTCTACCGACCATGCCCACGCCAGATACGGCAACAAACGCACCGGGCAACGGTCGGGGTGCCACAGCTCACGGATCGGCACAGGAACAGCGGCCAATGTTGATAGGGCTTCGGCGGCGGCCACTTCCAACGGGGACGAACCGGTCGGCAACAGGCGGTTATTCATCGGAGCCACCCATCGTGATCTGAGCCTGCGTGCAGAAGCTGGCCTGTGTTTTGTCCAGTATCATGTCCTTGGCAGGTTTTTTCAGCTCAACCCGTTGGACACCGGGCACATGCAGCGCGGCAAAAATGGCACTGCGCACGATATCGCGGCCAAGTCGGTGCTGGGCAGCGGTATAACGTGCCAAGCGAGTGTTGGCATCCTGCAAGATGGGTTCATACTCCGGCGTTGGGTAGAGGTAGAGCACCGCCTCAATGGCATAATCAACAATCTCCGCCGATTGCACGGTCAGGCGGTCGGCCACGGGGCGCACGTCCTCGTCATTGAGCGCCCGGCTTACGGTGTTAATCAATTCAGCACTGGCGGCGCCGTTCCCGTCACGGGACAAGATACTGACCGTGACATAGGCCGGTGCCGGGCTGATAACGGACGCGTCCGCCACCCGACCGTCGGCACTGAGGGCATGATATTCATACGAGGCGACCGGCCCTGCAACGCTCAAGCCCTCGAATGCCTGCGGGATGCGTACCCGAAAATCGGCATCGGTTTCCATCACGACGGGAATGGGCGGCACCGCCTGATTATCGGCCGGCTGCAACACCAACCGGCTGACATTGTTGTTGGCGCCCAGTTGATCAAGGTCACTGCCTTGGGCAAAGGCCACCATCGCCGCCCGTGCCGCTTCATTGATGCGCTGGCGCAGCAGTAATTCACGGTAGGCATTTTCCTGCAACAGTTTGGTGATGGGTTCCGATTCCAGCGCCAGTGTGCGGCTGAGGGCGTCGCGCTGCTCTGGCGGTGTCAGAGCCAGCAGGGCCGTTTTGCGCTCGGCAAACAGGGTTTCAAAGTCCAGCGGCTCGACCACATTCGGCGGCGGTAACTGGCTTAAGTCAATCGTCGGCATAACGTCACCTCACAGGCACAGAAAAGGCGATCGGATCGCGGGAAGGCTGGTAATAGCCGCGAATATCCAACTGGGTTTGCCCGGCTGCGCCCGGTATCACGCTAATGCCGGTCAGGGTGAGGCGGGGTTCCCATTGCTGGATGGCGGTGTAACAGGCGGCCATCAGTTGCAGGTTCAGCATGGGGTTTTGCGCGGCGTCGATCAGTTCAGACAGTAACGAACCGTAATGGCGGCGGGCCAGCCGGCTGCCGATGGGTGTCAGCAAAATATCACTGACCGATTGGCGGATATGGTCAATATCGGTCAGTGGCCGACCGGTCAGGCGGTTCATGCCCAGATACCTCATGAGACGGGGCCGCCGGTGGTGCTGTCCCCGCTGCGTACCCCGCTATGTCGGTGTGTATCAACGATGACACCGTTTGAACTGAATGCGCCGCCGGTATGGGTGACATTGCCCTGCATCGTGCCGCCGTGTTTCACCTCAAGACTGCCTGTGGTGAGATGATGCGTGCAAATCACGGTCGGCGTATCCAGTGTGATTTGCTGGCTGGCCGTGCAGGTAATTTTCGGGGCGGTGACATGCACTGAGACAGCGGCGGTTACAGTGGCGGTTTGAATGCCGCTCACGGTCAGGGCGCCGGAGTGCGGTTCGTACGCCATGATGGCGCCATCCGGAAAAGTCACGTGCAGGGCTTCGGGGGAGGTTGATGGCGCAGGGAAGGCATCGGAAAAAATCGCCGGCAGCACAAACCCGGTGGTCAGGTCACCGCCGATGGCGAGCAGCAACACCTGTTCATCGACACTCGGCGCCCACCATGTGCGGGCATGGCCGGCGCGGGCAGTCAGCCAGTGCAGCCAGTCGGTTTCCAGCTGGCCGGTGGTGACCCGGCACACGCCCCGTGCGGTATCCACTTGGGAGACAGTGCCGATGCGGATCAGGTTACGCAGCCGGCGCAACAGTTCCGTGGTTTGGGGATTAGCGTATTGTGTGTTCATGCCGACAACATGGCACTGAATCGGCAGGTTCGCACGTTGCGGGGCTTGTGCCAGCCCTGGCACACATCAGCGGGTGAGATGGGCGAGCATTTGTTCTTCAATATGCGCGATATCTTGCGCAGTCAGTCCCAGTAAGCGGCGTTCCGGGTAGTGAACCTCGATATTTTTGCCGCGCATGCGTTCTTTCAGGCCAAATTGATGGACGCGGGCCACGGCGGCGGCTTTGGGGGCAAAGAAGATCACCGCTTCCCGATCCGAGGCAGACAGGCGCAGGTAACGGGCGGTCGCCAGCTTCTTGAACATGCGGGTTTTTGCACTGGCCTTGCGGGTAGTGAGGCGGTCGCTTTTCTTTTCCAGTATGCGTTGAATATCGTTGCGGTAGAACGTTCGTACTCCTTTACGGTCGGCATCATAACCGGTGATCACCTTGCCGTTTTTGCCCTTGCGGAACTGCCAGTTTTTCAGCGTGCGGGTTTCCCCCCGCCAGATAAACTTCATGCCGCGTTGTACGGTCAGTACCTGTGCCTTGCGCTGGGTATAGCGGCTGCCGTCAGGGTTGCGCTGGGCACGGATACGCTGCATCTGGCTGCGGCGCAAATCGCGGGCGATATCCCGGGCCAGTTGCTTGCGGCTGGCGGGCGACAGTTTAGTCAGCAGGGCAGACAGAGCGGTGTCCAGCGGTTGCAGGTCATCGTTATCCATAGTTACCACCGGTCAAAGGGGTTATCAGGTTCCGGAATGGCGGTCACGGTACTGGTGCCGTCTTGCGTGGTGACCTGCACCCGTTCGGTCAGTTTGAGGTCAATGCTGATATCGGCCGTGGTGTCATTGAGAATATTGACATCAAACGTAAAGCCACTGCGGCGGTTATCGGGGTTGGCGAAGATATCCGGTTGGTGTTCACGCAGCCAATGGCCGACCACCGCCATTAAAATATTTTGGTCACCGGGGTAGTTTTCAATAATCAGGTTCAGGGTGTACTCGTATTCAAATGACAGGGACGACGCCATGGTCGCCAGCACCGCCCCGTCTTCCACAAACAGGTGCAGGTATTCGGGATTATCGCGCAGGAAGGGGATTTTCTGGGTCAGTTCCGTGCGCAGTGATTGCAGTTTTTTCATGGTTTATCTGCCTTGCTTGTTCGATTTGCCGGATGGCCTGCTTATCCAGATTGCATTGCTCAATCACCGTCAGTAACTGCTCATTCAGGACAAGGCTGCCACTCCATGTCAGGGGGCTGGGAATGCTGGGTGGCATACAGTCAGCGAGCAGCGGCGCCGGTATCGGTATCGGTGGCACCGGCACGTATTCGGTTCGCGTGGTGCTGCAACCGGCTGACAGCTCCGTCAGGCACAACACGATTGGCGCAATCATGATGCGCCACCGCCGTTGTGATAACCGTTTGGGTTTGTTCTGAATCCACGGCGGACTGACGCCGGCTTTCGTGATTAAGTCGTGAAATGTCATTGAATACCCGAATGGACTGAAAGGCGTTGTGGGTAATAAGCAGCTGTTTTTCCAATTGCGCGTTTTTACCGGCCAGTGCTTTGACGTCTTGATACAGGAAAAAGACCACCGCAGCGGCGTACAGCCACATGAATATGGGCATGTTCTTCATCAGCCATGCCCATCCCTTTTTGAAGAGTAGCGCCATCATAGCAATGCAAACGCCCGGGCAATCACGGCATCGGAATAGGGTTGCTGGCCGTTCTCCATGTGGATGATGGCTTTCACCAGCTTGCGCATTGTGGGTTCGTTGTCCACATCAATCACCGCACTGCTATTGATGCCCACTTTCCCGCACACAAAGGCAATGTAGCCTTCGGTATCGTTTTCATTGGGCGGCGCCCAGCGGGCAATCATCTGGCGTATCGTGTTATAGCCGTACTTGCGTTCGTAAGTGCGCAGAATTTTCAGCATGGCGCGAATACCCCATTCTGGCGCGATAAACTGGCAAAAGTCCTTGTCGGTCTGGGTATCACGCAGACCCTGCCATTTATCACCGTGGCGGATATTGCCCGGGTTGTGGTTACGGGTGCCTTTACTCATGCGGTTTATCTCCCAAACGCTTAGTGATGGCGCGAACGGCAAATTCACGCAGCTTTTCCACGCCAATGAAGCCGACCGCGCCGCCGAGTGCTGGTGAGACGCTGGCGGGAATGCCGAACAGTTCCAGCCCGCTGGAAATGCCCCATGACAGCGCGCCACACAACAGCGGTTCAACCCAGCGGTTGCGACGCTCGACCCCGTCATAAATCAACCGGCCGTAGCAAATCAGGATGGCGAGCAGCGAGCCGGAAATCTGCGGCCAGGAGTGTTTGAATCCGTTGAGCAGTTCCGCCCAGAGATCAGGTTGTTTGTCCATGTGTCAGTCCCATAATTGAATCATTGGTGTCACCGGCGCGGCGGTGATGTCCGGCAGCTCAACCTCGGTACCGTGGGGCAGTATCGCGCCCCAGTCGGCCAAGCCGGGATTGGCGTCCAGTACCTGCTCAGTGACGCCGTGTGTTCGTCCGTAGTGGCGCCAGCACAGGGAATCCACCGTGTCATGTTGCTGTGTCCGCACTCGCATTAAATCAGCTCCACAATGGCATGATCCTGCCCCTGAATGCGGCGCAGTGCCCATTGCGCATCGCGCCACAGGTCATCAATGGTGGTTTCCATCGCCTCGGCTTTTTTGGTGCCGGGTTGAGTGGTGTCGATATCGCGGTAGCGTTCGGTCAGGTTGGCTTTGGTCAGGCAGAACACGGCACGGTGATAGAGGTAAACCAGTTCGCTTTCTTGCCCAATCCGACTGGCCGGTAGGGTGCCCAAGGTCGCGTAGCCCTTGGCGATATTTAACAATCGCCAGCGGTTCAGTTCGCGGTTGGCTTCGACAATGGCGTTGGCAAGCGCCTGCTTTAAGCGGGCGGCGGTCACGGTGCCGTCGGTGCGCATCTCATCCCGGTAGCGGGCGAGGCGGATAGCCGGAAAAAACGGATCACTGCTGATGGTCTCATCCGTCTCTTTCGCGGGTTGGGGGGCAATAAAATCCATGATAATGACCTTCAATAGGGGGGCGGTGAACGGAGTTTGGATGACTATCGCCACCCCGTGCCGCCCCGGCGCGTTGGCACACTCGGTTAGGTGTCGGCGTTCTGGTTGCGGATAGCCCGGGCGAGCTGCTCCAGATCCTTTTTCACGCCAACACGGTTATTCAGTTCCAGTGCCCGGCTCAGTGAGCAATAGGCGGGTTGCGGCAGATTATTGTCCCGCTGACTGTAGCCGAGCCATTTATACAGTTCTGCCCGCACTTCATCAGGCATATCCTGCTCGTGGGTCAGGGTAACGGTGCGTTCCAGTGTCGCCAGTGGCATCGGCGTTTTGCCGGTATAGTTGCGCTGGGCGGCGGCGGCGATTTCTTCGGCCACCACGCAGCCGGTGGTGCGTTTATGCCCCGATGGCATGACAAGGTGAAAATGCAGGGCATAGTCGGCAATATCCAGCGCACCGTCATGCTCCCCGGCATCCATGCGCCACAACATGACATACATCAGCACATCATCCTGACTCCCTTGGCCGGCCTGCAAGACACCGGTCACCCACGGGACATAATGGGGCAGGAGCTTGCGCTTTAACGCCGCCTTGCTTTCGTTGGACTGGATGGCCTTTAATTGCCGACGGTGTTGCCCCAGCATCAGCAACATCTGGTTATAGCCGTTGTGGCCCTGCAAGGCAGGGCCGTCCAACCGGGCGGCGGCCTCGGCCTGTAGCCGCATCCGGTGACGTCGCCACGGGCTGGTCATGTTATTGCGTCTCGCTGTCAGTTGACGGGACGTGTTGCGCCTCGTTGTCTTTCAGCAGGGCGGTTCCTTTCACCGACAGCATTTCAATATTTTCAATCAGGGCCACACCGCGATAATCTTCCACCACGTAGGCTTCGTTGACCGATTCAAAGTTTTCGATGCGGTCACGGCGCGGGTTATCGAGCACCGTGCGGCGGCGGGTGCCGTCCTGATAGTAAATGGACAGGTTATCCAACCGGGTAATGAACAGCGCTTTGGGCGGGAAGTAGGGCACCCGCACCGCCGGCAGGTTGCCGATACGTTTCTGGCTGATAATGATGTCTGCGGCCATTTGTTCGGTATTGGGCTGGACTTGGTTGACCAGCGGGAAGTATTTGTCAGCCAGCAATTCACGGCCACAAATTACTACCAGTTCGGTGTCGTCCTGATATTCCGCGTCAATGGCGTTGTTGACACTGTCCATCACCAGTGCATCCAAGTTAGTGAAGTCACCGCCGCGGCCGATGCGGATCACGGTGGAAATGACCTTGCCTTCCTCATCAGTGATGTTGCTGATGACGTGATCCGGGGCATCCTTGCGGACTTTTTCCAGCCAGCCGACATTGACGTCTTCCAGCATGGGGTATTGCGCCCGGTTGGAGGTTTTGGCGCGTTGGGTGCCGTTAAAGCCGATCATGATACGGTCAAGTGCCTGGCGGCGAATGATGGCGTTGCGGATACGCAGCTGGAAATCCTTAAACTTGGCCCACAGGTCGAGCTTGGCGTAACTGAGGCTGGTATCGAAGTTGGTCTGTTCGCACTTATACTCAACGGCGGTCAGGCGGGTCGGATCAGTGGTGATGCGGTCTTGGCTGTCGGTGTCGGTCGTACCGGCCACGGTGGAGCCGATGCCCAAGCCGATGGCTTGACCGGATTGCTCGCTGACGGGTACCACGTTCACTTTTTGCAGGAACTCGGCGCTATGCTGGATCTCGTCTTCCAGTGTCTGGGCCACGGAGGGCTGTACTTCCACCTTGCCGCTGAACGCGCTGGCATCCACCCCGTGGATTTCACCCAGTCGGGTCAGGTAGGCATTGAATTTAAAACGGGTATCGGTCTTCATGGCAAAGCAGCTCCGTTAGCAGTTGGTCAGGTGTTCAGCGGTCGGGGTATCGGCGTGTTGCGATCCCTGTGAGAACGGGCGGTGTTGGGGGTTGTTGTCTTGCTGGCTCAACTGGGTTTTTAAGTCATTCAGTTGGGTTTCAAGTGCCGCCTGTTTCTGTTGCAGGGCGGGCAATTTGTCCAGTTGCTGCGACAGCGTGGTGACGCTCTCGGCAGTGGTTTGTTGCTCTTGGGCGCACAGTTCGACGGCTTGATGGATGTCAGCGAAACGGGCATCGTCGGATTGCTGTTTTTTCTGCAAGAATGTTTGCACACGGGAGAACAGGGAGGGCTTGTCGTTTTTCGGTGGCAGTTCGACAAATTCCAGCACCGTTTCTTCGGCGGCGGTAAAAAGATTGTCCGGGTGCTGCTTGCGGGCACTGAGCGGACTGGCGGCGGCGCTGGCACTGAACTGCAACATCTCGGTACCGAGGCTGGCCGGGCTGTCAGTGACGGCCAGTCCCACCAGATAGGCGCCGCCGGAGTCGGCAAAATCAAGATTGATTTCAGCGGAGGTGTAGACTTTCTGGCGCTTGCGGTTCATTGCCACCAGTTCCTCCGTGGGGGAGAGCACTCCGTACAGCCCCAGCTTGCCGGCCAGTTTGCCGTCCTTGATTTCTTCGGTGTAGACGGATTCGACATCGCCGAAGCGCGCACTCCATGAATAGTTGTAGTGCTCCTGATTGATGCGGGCGCCGTAGGTGTTCGGGTCGTAATTGTCCGCAATCTGGGTCAGCCATTCACGCTGAATTTTGCGTCCGTCGGTGGTTGCGCCTTCCACACAGATACGAAAGGGTTTGGATTTTGTTGCCATTGTTAGCCCCGGTAGTTAATGGGTCGGTCATGGCCTATTAGTTTGTGTAGTTGTGGCGGGGAAACAATAAAAGGCGGTTGTGCCGGGGCTGGCACAAAGGGCGGGCGCGGAGAAATGGCGGGCTGGCCTGTAGTCTGGCGGCATGAAAATCATCAATGACTTTGATCCCCGAAAGCAAGCCATGCACCTGTACTTTAACGGGTACCGGGTGGCGCGCATTGCGGAAATGCTCAATGAGAACGCGACCACCATCCACAGCTGGAAACGGCGCGACAGATGGGACGATGTGACACCGTTTGAACGTGTCGAGTTGTCGCTGGAAGTACGGTTGTGCCAGCTGATTGCCAAGGAGCAGAAGGAGGGCAAGGACTTTAAGGAAATCGACCTGCTGTACCGCCAACTGGAACGGCAGGCGCGCATCAACAAATACAGCCACGGCGGCGGCAATGAAGCCGACCTGAACCCGAATATTGCCAACCGCAACAAGGGCGGGCGCAAGCCACCCGAAAAGAATGTGTTCAGCGACGAGCAGATCGAAAAGCTGGGCACCCTCTTTCAGGCAAACATGTTCGGTTACCAGAAAGTCTGGTATCAGTCTGGTCTGCAAAACAGTATCCGTAATATCCTCAAATCCCGCCAGATTGGCGCCACCTACTTTTTCGCCCGTGAAGCACTGATGGATGCGTTGACTACTGGCCGCAATCAGGTTTTTCTGTCGGCCAGTAAGGCGCAGGCCCATGTCTTTAAAGAGTACATTCTGGACATGGCACGGGAAGTGGATGTCGAACTGCGCGGCGACCCCATTACTTTAAGCAACGGGGCCACGCTCTATTTTCTCGGCACCAATGCCCGCACGGCGCAAAGCTACCACGGCAATCTCTATCTGGATGAATATTTCTGGATACCGAAGTTTCAGGCGCTGCGCAAAGTCGCCTCCGGTATGGCGATACACAAGAAATGGCGCCAGACCTACTTTTCCACCCCGTCGAGCCTGACCCACAGTGCCTACCCGTTCTGGTCAGGCAAACTGATTAACCGGGGGCGGGCGAAGGCTGACCGGATTGAGATTGATATCAGTCATGACGTGTTGGCTGAGGGGGTGCTGTGCGGTGACGACCAGTGGCGGCAGATAGTGACGCTGGAAGATGCAATACAGGGCGGTTGCGACCTGTTTGATATCGACCGGTTACGGCGGCAATACAGCCCCGACGAATACCAGAACCTGCTGATGTGTGAGTTTATGGACGATATCGAATCCATTTTCTCGTTGCAACTGATGCAGGGTTGCATGGTGGACAGTTGGGAAGTCTGGCACGATGTCCAGCCCCTGATGTTGCGCCCGTATGGCTACCATTCGGTCTGGATCGGCTATGACCCAGCCAAGGGCGGTGAGAACGGGGACAGTGCCGGCTGCGTGGTGATTGCGCCGCCGCAGGTGCCGGGCGGCAAGTTCCGTATCCTTGAGCGTCACCAGTGGCGCGGGATGGACTTTCGCGCCCAGTCGGACGCCATCCGGCAACTGACCGAACGGTACAATGTGGAATACATCGGCATTGACTCGACCGGCGTCGGCCACGGGGTGTACCAGAACGTGAAAGAGTTTTTCCCGGCGGCACGGGAGTTTGTCTATAACCCGTCCGTCAAAAACGCACTGGTGCTGAAAGCGTGGGACATCATCCACCATCGCCGGCTGGAATTTGATGCCGGCCACACTGACATCGCCCAAAGTTTTATGGCTATTCGCCGCGCCACAACGGCCAGCGGCAATCGCCCGACCTATGAAGCCAGCCGCAGTGAAGAAGCCAGCCATGCTGATCTGGCTTGGGCGACCATGCACGCGCTGTTTAACGAACCGATCACCGGTGACACCCCCCAACACAGAAACATTGTCGAGGTTTACTAATGAGCCGTAAAAGCCGCAAACGTCAGCCGGTGCAAGCCAGTGCGCCTGCCCAGTCAATGGAAGCCTTTACCTTCGGCGACCCGATCCCGGTATTGGACAAGCGCGAGGTGTTTGATTATCTGGAGTGTGTACTGGTTGACAGCTGGTATGAACCGCCCATCAGTTTTAACGGGTTGGCGGCTTCCTTCCGTTCTGCCCCGCACCACAGCAGCGCGGTGTACGTGAAGCGTAATATCCTGACCAGCACCTTTATTCCTCATCACTTGCTCAGTCGGCAGGCGTTTGATTCCTGGGCGCTGGATTTTATGCTGTTCGGCAATGCTTATCTTGAACTGCGCAAGAACCGTTTGGGGCAGCCCTTAAGCCTGCACCATTGCCCGGCCAAATTCACCCGCCGTGGGGAAGACTTAGTGACTTACTGGTTTGTGCGTTACGGCTACCAAAGCCAACCATACCCGTTTGAAACCGGGCAGGTGTTCCACCTGATTGAACCGGACATTAACCAAGAATTGTATGGCCTGCCCGAATATCTGGCGGCGCTGCCGTCCGCGTTACTGAATGAATCGGCGACACTGTTCCGGCGTAAATATTACCTCAACGGCAGCCATGCCGGTTATATTCTGTATATCAGTGATGCCTCCCAAAATATTTCGGATGTCAACAATATCCGGGAGGCGTTGAAGAATTCGAAAGGGCCGGGCAACTTCCGCAACCTGTTTTTGTATGCGCCCGGCGGTAAGAAAGATGGCATCCAGACTATCCCGTTGTCTGAGGCCGCGGCCAAGGATGAGTTTTTGAATATCAAGAACACCAGCCGGGATGACATTCTGGCCGCGCATCGGGTGCCGCCGCAAATGATGGGCATTATCCCGCAGAACACGGGCGGTTTTGGCGATGTGGAGAAAGCCGCCAAGGTGTTTGTGCGCAATGAGCTGATGCCGTTGCAAAGCAAGATGAAACAATTGAATGACTGGCTTGGGGAAGAGGTTATCCGGTTTGAGCGGTATTCACTGGATGATGACAAATAGCAAGTAATCTCTTTTGATGGCCGCCGACAGGGCGGTCTTTTTTTGTCTGAAAGAAAGATAGTTTCTGGTGTCATGATTGCGGCCGGAAATTGGCGCTGATTGGGACATTAAACGCCGCCGCGCGCAGTTGTGACCCCGCCACGCCTGCCCACTAAATGCAGTGGTTTTTATGCAGTTGCAAGGGATCGTCTGAGACGCAGCAGTACTGAGGCTTGGCGGGGTGTGAGATCCTTGTTGGATCTTGCGGATTGGTGCGGGGAATGTGGGATTTTGTGCAGATAGCGAAAGCGAGGTTTCTTAAATATATGGCACTATTCATGTCTCCTGTACGAGCTTGCTCCCCCGCCTCGCCCACACACAAAAGGGGGCGTTTTTGTGCAGTTATGCAGGGGCGGGGAAACCTTGCCGTGCTGGGCACGTGTGTGATGAAAATCCCAAAGAAAATTATGCGCTTTTGTGAGAAATTGTTAGGTGTTTTTGCTTGGGGAAAAGGCATGCAATTAATACAGTGATTTCGAGATTTACAATTTTGTTTTAATATGCCAAATCTTTGTTATCGTGCATCTGTAAGGGGATGTTTTAAGAATGTCAATATTTATATTTATGCTTGATGGAGTGTGTGATTATTTATATACGCAACAAACTTGAAGATGCATGGTAGGATGTAATTTATCTTATTGTTTTTTTAATAATTAACTTTGAAATAAAACCAGCAACTTGAAGTTAAATGAGTATAGGTAAATTAGGTTATTAGAATTAATTATGCTTTTTTTGTTAACTTATACTATATATAGTTAACATTGTATTTATAATATTTTCAGAGGTCTTTATGTATCCAGCTTTAGCATCAGATTACGATAAAAAGCAATTTATCATTGGTGTTTTAATAACTAGTTTTATTAATAACGAAAGACATTTTGAAAGGCATTGGGGCAGAGGTAGTACACAGGAACATTTCTTTTTTTCTGGTTTACCTACGAAACAACCAGAAACATACCCACATTTACATCTGAATTATAATCTTTTACTTCAATTAGATTATATAGGCTACACTGAAGAAATAAATAATACAGGCCACGGAAAAAAAACAACTGAATTATATAAAGCTAATAAAACTCCTTGGAGCCAGGTAAATATGAATGAGATTAATCTTCCTGTAAACATGAGAGCTGCGGTAACCGCAGCTCGTCAATTTATTCCAGTTGCTGACTGTATAAGTAGTCAATTCGAAAAAAATAGGGTATGGTTTATAGCCCAAAATGGAAAACCTAATGAATTGCGATATGAAATTTATGATGGATACGATTATCCTTATTTTTCTTTTATTTATAAACTGGTTGATAATGACTCAGCTTATTCTATTGAATTAAATAACTTCACAGTAGTTATGGACAACATTGGAAATGAAATATTTTTATGTAATGCTGAACGAGAAGATTATCCTAATATGAATAATCTTTCTAAATTCTTGAATGAACACCGCCCTTCATTTGTTTTGGGCTTGAAGCAAATTATGATAGATATTCGCAGCAAATATAGAAAAAAAACCAATGCTTAATAGTATGTTATCAATAAGAATTTCTGCCTTGTTAACGCCCGAATTTTTCTGGCGTTAACGTTGGGTGGTTTTACGTTATACGGGGGATTTAGCCATGAGATTTACCACCGTGCATGAGGCAATCGACATAAAAATAGTTCTTCAAAGTCCTTGCGTGACCATGCCTTCATCAGATTTTCTTCATCCAAAAAATTATCAGTATCAAACAATGTCACCGTATCGAAAAAAGCGCGTTCACCTTTGATACGATTCAGGATAAAGAACCGCTTATAAACCTCCTCGCCGTTATCCCCTGAACCTCTGGAGGAATAAAACGTTCTCTTCCATTTCTCATGCATTGATAGACCCAACGCTAATTGCACCAACCGAATGGGGTTATCTGACCAAGCCCACTCGGACACATAGACATCGCCATACAGGCCGGCAACATGGCTATTTTCATGCACAAAGCGAATTTCAGCACCATTACTGAGCGTCAATAATTGGATTTCTTCGGCATTCTCGGTTAAATACGCTTGTTGCTCAGGGAAATACTGCGCAAGGTAGTGAACAAAAGTGGGTAACAATTCCTTATTGGACATAAAAAACTTATTCTGACCCGTCCGGCAAGCATCGCTTAACGCTTCCAGCACGAAATAATAATCAGCACCCGCTTGTCTGCATTTATGCAAAAAACGATTACGGTGATGTCGATTGGCTTTCCAGCGTTCTTGCCAGACGAATAAATCTAAAACAAATTTCCTGTGAATGTTGGAAACAATATTGGGAGTTAAATTTAATATGATGTTATTCATTGTTAACCCTTATTGATTGTGCTCGTTTTCACTATTTTCATATAACCACTCACCAATCATATGTTCAGGTAAGTCCGCGCTCCGAATTTCGATTTCTCCGCTTTCATCTTCAAATACTCGAATAATGGCACGCTGCTCACCGAAGAATTCAACACTACAAAACAGGTTTTTTTTCGTTCTGTGGGGTTTCAATTTCTTCATATTGGGGAACAACTGATCCAATTTTTGCCGTTTTTCCTGTACATCGCGCTTGTATTGCTCGTAATAAGGCTTGAAAGCGTGCATCACCACATAAAACAATGCCCCGGTATTTTCATATTCACCATGCTGTTCACCTCCTCGCACGTAACACCTGAATACATAGGGTTCTAATTTCTCCAGCGTAAATTGTTCATCAACCACGCTGAGGTAATTCATCATTTCCTGTAGTGATACCCCGTTGTAACGCATCATTGTTGTTTCCTCATTTCACTAAGATTTATAATCCGCTGCCGCAACGCTTCGCGGCGCGTCTCTTTCTGCCGTTCCGTCTCCACCGGAATAAAGCTGCCGTCCGTCCATAACCTGAATTTCTGTTCACCAAGGTTAATTTGACCCCCGATGATTAATGATTTCGCCATCAATCGGCTAAAATTCATCCCGATTGACTGGGCGTAATCGACCACTTTTTCAACTAAGTTATTCCCCTCGTTGATCGTACGCTGACCCCCCGTACAGTTATTGACAGAACTCCAAGGGGCGGCGGTGCCGCCAGATAAAGGCAAACCCCCACCGCTGACTGTGTCGTTATCTGCCTGTAACTTCGGCACTATCTGCCAACGGTGTTCACGGGTTGAAATAAAGGGATCGTTAATAAGGTAAGGGGAGGTAATACCCTGAATGCGTTGGGTGTCTTCGCCGTAAGGGCTGCCACCTTCCACGCGTTCATAAGAAAGACGCGCGGTCAGATCGCGGCGGGCAACTAAAGGCCCACCCTGAGCCTCGGTGTATTTGGCCCAATCGCCGGCATCGGCGGCGTCAATGACCTCGTCCAGTTTTTCAATATTCAGGCGGGCATCACCCAAACGGCGCAGCTCCCGCCAGACCGAAACCGGCGCGCCGCCGATTTGCTGAAACTGACGGATACGCCAGCGACTCGCCCAAGCAGAAACGGCTTTCGCCATGTCCTTGATAGATTCGCCTGTTTCACCGTCTTTTTCATCGTCCAGCGCGTAGCCATCGATATTTTTTGAGATGTATTTAGCGATATATCCCGTGGCGCTGCCTTTTTCCTTGTCAATGGGTTCAACATGAAAACGGGCTTTGCGTGCGGCGTCGCTGTTCAGTTCAGCGGCGTCTTCCTGCATGGCATGATGGCGAATAATGTCGCGCATTTTCTCGACATGTTCAGGGGGCATAAACAGCAACATGTGCCAGTGGGGTGTCCCGTCATGGTGAGGCTCTACGACACGAAAACCAAAGACGCTGATACCTTCACGGGCATAGGTTGCGCGGATGCGTGCCCAGACATTACAAAGGTATTTTTGGGTATCACGGGGATTATCACCGTTCCAGTTTTCCACGAAGCCGCCTTTGCTGTGTACCGCGTGGTATTTTGACGGGGCGGTCATGGTATAAAACTCACCGACAAAGCCGCGTTCGTCGGCCAAATCCTCAAAACCCCGCATCCGTACCATCAATTCGCAACGGCGCACGGCCGGGTTGGCGACACTGCCCAGCACCATGTCACTTAATGGCACCCGATCACCAAGCTCATTCTCTAACTCAAACTCTTTGAGAAATTCCCAGTTCTTACGCTTCTGTTCTTTCCATTCACGCAGAGTATTGCGGGAAACATAGGGTGAGGCTGATTTTTGTACCTGCCCGACAGCAATCGCCATGTGTTCAGCACGAATATCCCGCATTCTTTTCAGGCGGCCATACCACCATTTATCAGACATCAAACGCAGAAGGCCGGCGCATAACTGATCAACCGTAAATTTTCCGCCCTGAGTTAACTGCTGCCAATATGGGGGAACAGTCCCGGTCTGATGGGCCAGTTGTGCCATTCTTTGATAGACCATTAGCAAGCGCTGTGTGGCTTCGTCTTGATCATCCGGTGGTTGGTTAACATACTGCGCGGAAACCTCTTCATAGCTTTCAGTCATAAACTGGGCGACTTCCCATGCAAGCTGCCGAATCTCTTTGCGTTCCAACGTCACCAGACGCTCTAATTGTTCGATAAAAGGGAAGGGGATTGCACCGGCAGCTTCATGTTTGAATTGATAACGCGCAAAGACTTTGTTCAGCCGTGGTAATACATTCTCACCAATGGTTTTACGCAAAAACGCATTAGCACGACGGCGGCCATTGCGGCCGGACTCGGTATAGATTTTTTTGTAACGGTTAGAAAAATACTTCGCCAGAAAATCAGGCATGACCCCGATAAACTGGCGGCGCCATTCATGATCTGCGGGGTTGGTATCCCAGAGCAGACGTTCAGCCATCGTTGCATCCGTGGGCAAACCCGGCTGAAAGTCTTCACGCTGGCGACGCATGGAAAGTATTGCGTCGCTGTTGTGTTCTATTAATTCACTCATGCACGCGCCTTTAGCACGGCAATAATTTCTTTGGCGGGTTGGCGGTCGCCATTGGCAGCAATAGAACGCGGGGCGGTGATTTCATGAATGGTGAAACCAAGATCGGCATACAACTCTTTGGCTGCGATAGAATTAGAGACGGTAACCGGTACACCGATATCGGCGTGTAATGTGTATAAAATCACCGCCAGTAACTCATGGTCTGCTGGCGTGAAATTAACTTTGTAGTATTGAGTAAATGCCCCGTTCTTGGTCAGATAAGGCGGATCGCAATAAACCACGTCGCCGTAATCAACGAGTGTTAATGTGTCCTGCCATTCCAAATGCAATAGTTCAGCTTTCTTTGCTTTTTCTGAAAATGTATGAATTTCAGTTTCGGGAAAATAAACGTTTTTATATTTACCATAAGAAACATTAAACTCGCCTTTTGCGTTATAACGACATAGCCCGTTATAGGCATGGCGATTTAAATAGAGAAACAATAAAGCGTTATCAACATTATTCGCTGTTAATTTATTTCCATTAAAATTATTTCTATGTTGGTAATAATTATGTTCAGTATTGTCATGTTTAAACCAAGGCTCAGCTTCACAAAGAAACAACCCGACGGGCACGGAGTTAATTTCTTTGTATAAATTAATCAAATCCGCATTCGCATCCGCTACTAAATACTCGTCATAATCCGTATTCATCATCACGGCACAGGAACCCGCGAACGGCTCAACCAGCCGGCGACCGGCTGGCAAATGAGGCAGTAACTTATCCATGATGCGGACTTTTGAACCTGCCCATTTAAGGATGGTTTTACTTGCCATGTCACACACTCCGATAATGTTTTATTTTCAGTTCAAAAACTTCTTGGCAGGGTGCACAGCGGGTAACGCCGGCGATAATCATCCGACGTTTTTCGGGGATAGCGTGCCCGCAAACTTCACACTCAAATGCAGAGACACCGACAGGGCGGTTAACATGAGCAGATATTCGCTGTTCCAGCAATTCCTCCGCATGCTGAATGGCTAAATCTAGAGCCTTAGACATTGTTCCACTCCTGCCCCTGATGCTCGACATGTTCAGATTCACCTTGCAGCAGAGTGGCACTGTCAGAAGGCCCCATTTTTTTATTCAGGATATGGGCAGACAGCTTGACCAAACGAAGAGAAAATAAATTAGCGCAGTGCTTTCTTTCCTCCATGCGTGCTTTTTTAATTAATTGTTCGGCATCCTTATAAGTAATCAACACAACAGAATCATCATGTAATGCGGAGGGGTCGTGACCAGCAATTAAATTTTTATTTTTCATTTTCTATTTCCTGTTTTTAGGTAATAAGAATCCCTGCGAGTTGGCGCATTAATATTTAAAGTTTGTTATTGATTAATGTGGGGGCAATTCTGGTAATACTAATTTATTAGGTAATATAGTTACCATTCCCTTAATTTGATTAAGCACCAGAACCAATGAACGCTCTTCTTCTAAAGTTAATTCATTAAATTTAACGTCATACCGTGATTCATCAAAGCCGGCCAAATGAAAAATACTATGCAAAAGTTTTTTGTTATTTTGCTCACGGTTATACGTTGGGTCACGCATGGTTTTGATAAACTCAGCCAGTTGATTGTTAGATTTTTTGCCATAATTAAAGTGGCGACGTAACTCGGTTGTTTTATTTATGCCGTATATTTTCTCATTTAATTCTAATGATACAGCCCGGCAAGGTTCAGTATTAGCCATAGCATCACCTTTATAACAAAGATAATAACGGGGTTAATATTGTTGTCGCTAAACCAATTGAAACCAACGTCATTAACAAAGGGTTTTTTCTTTTATATTTAGCGGTGGTTATTTTAATTTTGGAAAAGTCAGCACTTGTTACTTTATATCTGTGTTGCATCCTCTTTAATTCGTTCATGTATTTTTATCCTGTACATTCTCTGACAGTATCTTATTGCGTCATAGCGGGATTCAAATAAGCCGTGACAATTATCACCTTCATCAACCTGATAATGCATTTTGGTATTAAGTACGTTCTTGCGTAATGGACGTACTAAGAATTTGCCGAATTTTACTTTGCCTCTATTTAATTCCACTGGTGTTGGAATAAAAGACATATCACCCCCTTAGCTATTAATGATTGCATCTTTTAACATGGCAATCATATTAACTTCGACCATCTCTTTACCTCTCCTTTTAGGTCTTATGATGATGCGCCCGTCAGCAACCATTGCGCGACAAGTACCAAAAGGAATTTTTGTCATTTCAGAATACTTTTTCAGTGAAACATATGCTGATTCGACTTTAGTTTCTATTTTGATGTTGTATACATTGTTTATGGTACTCATATATGTCTTACCTGAAATTTTCTACGGAGCTGAGATAAAGAATGCGTGCCATATTAGATATGGGGCGATCCTCTCTTTCAGCTATGAGATATAGTTCTGCAAGCTCTACATTGGATAATCGCATGGCAACTAATTTATTTTTTGATCGATCTCTTCTCGGCAAGTTTGAGCACCTAACATGTCCATCCAATGCTATTTTCACTGCATTGAGATAAATGATGCGTGCCATACTGGACATGGAACGGCTTTCCCTTATTGCAATAACATTCAATTCTTCATATTCATCATCAGAAAGTCGCATCATAACTGGATTTTTCGAGGCCATACCTCGTGGCAATCGTGACCGTCTAACATGTTTATCTTGTGTCATAATGTTATATTGTGATCCGCTAAGTGTTTATGTGTAACTAAAATCTCACCAATTGATGAGATTATCAACGGAAAAATATTCAAATGTTGAGTTTTGGGGAACGAATCAAAGAAGAAAGAAAAAAGCTAGGGCTAACTCAGGTTCAATTTGCAAGTGTTGGCGGGGTTCAACCTACAACGCAGGTGAACTATGAGAAGGGGCTTAGAACTCCTGATGCTGCGTATTTAGAAAAAATTGCAATGGCAGGTTGTGATGTTCTTTACATATTGACAGGTAATAGATCACCAGCAGCAGACATATCAAGTGATGAGCAAAAATTAATAGAGAACTACCGGGCTATGAATGAAGAATCACGTCTGAACATGCAAGCTGTTGGCTCTGCATTTGCACAATCAGCACCAGACAAGCATGCAAAAAATGGGTGATAAGTTATACATAAACCTATCATCCACTTTGTTAACCACTTCACAAATTCTAACTGATAACATAGTTACTTTTGTTAAAGATGTTAATTGAAATAATATAGTTTTGTAATTGTGATCTGTGAATATGTTTCCTACGTGTCGTAATGTTACATTGTGAATCGCTAACTAGTTGTTTTTTTATGTTTTTGGTTTGTTTTTATTCAAAATGGCATAGGAGATACTTTTTAATGGGCACGATAGGAAACAGGATAAAAGAAGAACGTGAACGTCTGGGATTAAGCAAAATGGATTTTGCACACCTAACAGGATATCCCGGGCACGTACAGACCAGCTATGAACGTGACGAAATAATGCCAGAAGGTATGTACTTACAAGAAATCACAAAACATGGGTGTGACACTTTGTACATTATTACTGGGCACAAAGAACGACCCATAAAACTATCGATAGATGAACAAGAGCTAGTAAAAAACTATCGCGCCATGAATAAGGCGTTACGCTTAAAGATATCGGCGATTAGCGATACGTTTACACAATCAATCGTTAGCGGAAATGTAGAAATAATTACGACTCTAAATTAAGTTCATTCCTACTATTAATATTTAGAGTCGTAACTATTTGTATTTTTCACTTGTGCTTATTGGTAGCTGAAACTAATTCGAGAGTAATTAATATGAGAAAATTCTTACTGCTGGTATCTAGTGTTTTATTTCTTGCCGCCTGTGATTCAGATTCACCTAAACCGGCCAACAAACCCTACAATAGTGTTGAAATCAGTCAAGAATCATATGGTGATAAATGGGCTTTCAATACGAATAAAGTTGAATTGCAATGCTACAAAGGCGGTGCTTTTGTTGAAGATCTCAAAACTAATACCGTATATGGATTAACTGGGTTAGCGAATACATTAAAAACCAATGGTAAGAAAGACGCACAGGATATCAATGGCTCTTCTTTCTGGAAAGATAACCCAGTGACAGGTACAAAGGTAAGCCTTGGTCAATTTACTGATGAGGCTTTAAAACTCTGTGAAAGTGATGATAGCTCTAGTGCTATTACTCAAAGCTCTCAAGACAAACAAGAATCACTGAATCAGAATGAAGAATATCTTCCATGTGCAGGAGATAAACGAATTTTTCCTTCAATTGCAGAGGCAATTGAAGATTTCGGCGATTACTATCCAGAAAATAACTCTTTCCAACTTATTAGTGAAAAACCATTAAAAATAAGATTATCACCACCAACCTATAAAGAAGATGCGCCTGATGTAAAAGAGAATCTGGTAAAGCGTGCAATAGTTTATGGCATCTATAGAACATTCATTAATAGCAACAATGATAATGTAACGGTAGTTTCTTATTTAGTTGATTCGAATGATGGTAAAAAAATGACTGGATCTCCCGAATACACAGCCACATTAACAAAAGCACAGGCTCTTAAAATCGTGAATAAATACGTTCCTGTAAACAACCTATCAGAGCTGATAAATGACCAATGTTCTTTCACTGAAAAATTTAATGAACTGCGTTATGACGATAGCGGCAAAAAAGGCTTCAATAAATTCTTTGTTGAACTGATTAATCAATCAAAATGATCATGGAAGATTGGTGCATGAGAATAAAAAATATTGCTTTTGCGATTGTATTAAGCTCTATGGTTTTACCTGTGTCAGCTAATGCTGACACTTTTAATGCATTATATAAAAAGGCTATTAATAACATTAAGAGCGATAAGCAATGTAGCAAGCAAGAGCTTACATTTAATACACTGCGTAAAATTCATGATGATAAGGACAAGATTCAACATTATTCCACAAACTTTTCTAACGATATTTTTGTGGATTTTTCTCAAAAAAATAACAAGATCGGAATCGACATTAACGTATATCCTCTGCTTGCAACTCCGGATGACCAACTTCCTGCATTTTGTGTTATTTCAGCTTTTCAGGCAGCGATAGACCCAAGCAAACCTATAGATAAATATATGGAACTTGTCCCTGAATTATATTCTTTAGCAGTGGAATCTGAATCTCATGAATATCAATCAAAGAATTATGAGTATTCTATGTATGTTGATACAAAATCAACTTTGCAAACATTAACTTTTCAAATAGACCAAATAAATTAATTTTACGGAGATAATAGCTTATGGCTGTTAGTCGACTTCCTAACGGCAAATGGCAATGCCAATGCTTTCCTGATGGCCGTAATGGTCGTCGTATCAGACGTCAGTTCGCGACAAAAGGCGAGGCGATGGCGTATGAACGGCAGCTAATGCAACAACAAGTGCTGAGTATTGATGCTTCGGAAGGGCAGCGGCTTAGTGAACTGGTTAGCCGTTGGTATGAACTGCACGGAAAGACGTTAAAAGATGGGGAAGCCCGCAAATCAAAATTAGAGGCAATTTGCGAGCGCCTGAATAACCCATTGGTTACGGATTTCGATAAAAATATGTTTGCGGTTTATCGTGAAGAGAGACTTAACGGTAAATGGAATGCCAAAGGGCGAAAATCCCCCAGTCAGTCTACAGTGAATAGAGAACAATCATATTTACATGCTGTTTTTTCGGAACTAAGCCGTTTAGGTGAGTGGGAAGGGTTAAACCCAATAAGTGGCATTCGACAATTCAGGGAATCAGAGCAGGAGCTGGCATTTCTTTATCCGAACGATATTAAACGTTTATTAGCTGAGTGTGATAATTCAGCCAACAAAGATCTCGGACATGTCGCCCGTCTATGTCTTGCCACTGGGGCACGCTGGGGAGAGGCGCAGGGTCTAACGCAATCACAGATAATAAAATACAAGGTCACGTATACAAAAACCAAAGGTAACAAAAACAGGACAATACCAATATCCCAACGGCTATACGATCGCTTACCCAAAAAACGCGGGCAATTATTTAGTAAGTGTTATGACGCTTTCGAAAATGCAGTTAAAAGGGCAGGGATTGATTTACCTGATGGGCAATTAACCCACGTTCTGCGGCATACATTTGCCAGTCATTTTATGATGAATGGCGGCAATATTTTGGTTCTGCAACGCATATTAGGACACAGCACAATTAACATGACTATGCGTTATGCACATTTCGCGCCAGACCATCTGGATCTCGCTTTATCACTAAATCCTTACGACCAACTCGAAGAGTAAAATCGATGGCAGCAGTGCCAAATAAATATCAACAAAAGGGAGTATTCTTCATTTGTAACGTTTTGATTTAATGTAACTTATTGTTTTTTATAACTGGGTAATAGTCTTTAAAATCCCTCGGCTGTAAGGCTGTGCGGGTTCAAGTCCCGCCCTGGGCACCAAACATAAGTTTACTAACGTCTACTCTAGTAAACTAACTCCTAGAAAGACCTGATAAATCAATCAGGTCTTTTCTTTTTATGTCTACTTTAGTCCATTGCAATCAACATGCACCACGGGGCATAATCTGGGGCACCTACACTTCTATTATTAAATGTGCCCCTAAAAAATGAAACTAAACGCACGGCAAATCGAAGCAGCAAAACCCAAAGAAAAAACCTACAAACTCGCTGATGGTGGCGGACTCTATTTGGAGATCACCTCACGCGGCTCTAAATACTGGCGTATGAAGTATCGCCGCCCTACCGATAAGAAAGAAGACCGACTGGCTTTTGGTGTTTATCCTATAGTGTCTTTAGCTGATGCACGGGCTAAACGGGATGAAGCCAAAAAACTTATAGCTCAAGGCTCTGACCCCAAAGCAGAGAAAAAAGGGGCACAAGCCGAATCAAAAGGGGCACCTCCTTTTGAACAGGTAGCCCGTGAATGGCACGCCAGCAATAAGCGATGGAGTGAAGATCACAGCAACCGCATTCTGCGCAGCCTTGAACATTATATTTTTCCTCATATTGGCAAGCTCGATATTTCCACTTTAAGAACAAGCCAACTTTTAGCGCCTATCAAATCCGTTGATGCTGATGGTAAACACGATATCGCCCAGCGATTACAGCAACGTGTAACATCCATCATGCGATACGCTGTTCAGAATGATATTCTTGAATCTAATCCCGCAAATGATATGTCTGGTGCGCTTTCCACAGTTAAAGCCAAACATCACCCAGCACTCACCCACGAACGCTTACCTGAATTCCTTACCCGCCTTTCTCACTATCGTGGGCGCTTGATTACCCAAATCGCTGTAGAGCTGACTTTATTAACGTTTGTCCGTTCCAGTGAGTTGAGATTTGCCCGTTGGGAAGAACTTGATCTTAAAAATGCAGTCTGGAAAATTCCCGCCACAAGAAAACCCATTGAAGGCGTTAAATTCTCTGAGCGTGGCATGAAAATGAAAACTGAGCATATTGTGCCGCTGAGTCGTCAGGCCGTATCTCTCTTTAAAACCTTGCAGGGTTTGAGTGGAGAATGTGAGGTGATGTTTCCTCATGACCATAATCCGGCAAAAGTCATGAGCGAAAGTACTGTAAATAATGCCTTACGCGGTATGGGATACGACACCAAAACAGAAGTTTGTGGTCATGGATTTAGAACAATGGCGCGTGGTGCGATGGGCGAATCGGGATTATGGAACGATGACGCAATAGAACGCCAGTTAAGTCATGTGGAAAGAAAGAACGTCCGTGCTGCGTATATTCACACATCTAAGCATCTGGATGAACGGCGGCTAATGGTTCAATGGTGGGCTGATTATCTGGACGCAAATAGAGAAAAATATATAACTCCATATGACTTTGCTAAAAAACGGTGGAAATAATTTCATCTGGAACTATATATTGCGTATCTGAGACATCAGGTAAATATAATACCTTATTAAGGTGTGCTGGCTAATTTTATACCAGTCCGCAGTATCGTTACGGGCTGGTATATTTTCCATCGTTAGTATTTTCTAACTAAAAATGGTTAACAATCAAAATAATAAGATGTAACACACTCTTTGTATGAAACGGATTACTATTCCTATGTGATGATCTCAAATTGTAACTTCGGTTTAATTATCCCTGTTCTAATAACGTCTAGAAACATCAAATATAGATAAGTTAACAGGGAAAACCACATGTCAATAATTACCACACCTAAAGAAAGTCTTATTCGTTTATCAGAAGTTCAACGCAGAACAGGTTACAGTAAGGCGTGGATTTATAGACTTATCGGAGAAGATAAATTCCCGAAGCAAATCAAAATCGGCACTCGCTCAGTTGCTTTTCTTGAATCAGAAGTTGATGGCTGGATAGCTCAACGTATTTCTGAATCTCGCGGTGAAATGTAATAGAAAATATATTTTCAGCATAACCAAAAAGCACAAAAATAAAAAAATTATGAACAATAAAAATACGGATAATAACCGTTACGAATACCCTTACGTCAAAAATCAGGAAAACGATATTTTAATTATCGATACAGCAATTAGTTGGGGTGAAAAAGAAAAGGATAACATACCAGATGCTACCCTTAATTGGCTTTCTTTTAGAAAGATAGTTAACTATTGGGGTTATTATCGATTACTTGGTTATTACTCAGATGATGCTTTGGTTTTACGTTGGCGGCGTTTAATTTCTGCTCGCATTGCGGTAGAGATAAATTGCCCTGTACTTTCATCTTGCTCTTTTGTTTGTTCCATTCCATTAATCAGTTCGTGCAGTACTCGTACTGTTACCGATTGGGATTTTGCATTTTTTGAACCTGTTGCCATTTCTACACCTTTTGTTAGTTGGTGTAAGACAGTATACACGAAGCGATTTCAATTTAAATGGTTGACATGTAAGACACCTAATCATTACCATGTGTCTTACACCATTAATTGTTTATGGTGTAAAAATAACGAAGCCCCGAAGTGCGGACACACTATCGAGGCCTCTGACCACAACATTATTGGAGCTAATGCTATGGCTGATACACAGTCTAACCAAACTCGCCCTAAATTTACATGTCTAATTGCGTTAAGCAATCAACGACTAATGCACCTACAGCGCCTTATCATCATTCTGGCGGGCATTTCCTCCCTGAGATTCGTTTCCCGTCAGGAGGTGCGCCGTGGGTAAAAAAACTCTTTCATTAAAACAGGCAGAGTATCGCACGCAGCTAGCAGCTTCTGTTTTCACGTTTATTCTCGAAAAGTCACCGGAAGAATGCACCATTGAACTCAATAATTTAATTTTGCTGGCGCGTGATATCAATCAGGAAATACAGCAAGCATTGTTGAAACATACACCACAGCCCTTGTTGATGACATTGTTAGGTTATGTGGTGAACAGACATCAGAAAGCGATACCGCTAGATCAAGCTATGTATCGGGCAGGGTTAGCCATATCGTTATTTGAGGTCATTCTTGACCAAATAGGAAGGAATTGTTCAGAAGAACTGCGCGATCTGCTGGCGCTAGCCTGTGATTTTAATCAAGACGTTTATCACGCACTGTGTGCGGCTGTCTATGGAGAGGAATAAATTATGAATCAACGTTCCTCACAGCCTAAAAACCTTGCGAAAAACCGCCCAATAGACGTTATCCGAACTGTGAAACAATCCGCTATGAATCACTGGCAAAGCCTGTTGCCCGCCTGTGGCGTGGATGTTCCGGCAAAGGGGAAGCATGGAGCTTGCCCGATATGCGGCGGTACTGACCGTTTTCACTTTATAGATGATAACCATCACGGCGACTGGCATTGTCGCCAGTGCGATCAGCCCAATCACGGTGACGGTCTGGATTTAGT